ATTGTCGCAATCCTTCAGCTTGCGTATGAGTTTTGCAGTAGCATCATTCATCAACCAAGCAACGCTGGTGCCGTTTCGGTACTGGCGGGGCACTGAATGAAACAGGTCAATCAGCTCGTCAGAAGTGACCGCCGCTGCACCGGCAGCAGAGACACCTAAACCCGATGCCCCGACAATGCCCGAAGGCTTGCCAGAACCATCGCCGTTGACGAATGCAGCCTCTTCAGCGATTGCGAAGCGCTTGCCAAAGTTGCGCGCAAGGTAAGCCTGCACATCAAAGAACGAGTCCTGAAGAAGCTCCTCGGACACCTTGATGATCGTGCCAAGCTTGTGAGCGCCCAGGACAACTTGACCGAATGCAGCGTCAGACTCGGTGTAAGCAGCCTCTTCAGCAGTCCAGGTTGCCGTGCCAAGGCTGGTCTCAACTGGGATGTTGCGGTCAGACGCAGTATTTACAACACTGACAAACTGGCGCATCTGGTTGATGTCCTGAAGGTACTCGACCAGCATGGTTTCAAACTCTTCCGGCGTGATAAATCCACCTTCTGAATCTGTACCAATCTGGAGTGCATTCAGTACGTCATAGCTCAGGCCGTTGCGACCCTTGCGCGCATACTCATCAAATGCTGACTTGTAGTTGCTAGAGGCAAAAGGACGAGCCTTTTTGTCGCCTTCAACAACGTCAACTGACGGGCGGTGCGGTGCATTGCGAATGCCGTCAAGGTCTGACATAGCATTGCTTACACGGTCCATGCGATCAGCAAGTGACTTCAGCGAGTCAACTTCAGCATTCATGGCATCGTACTTGGTGGACTCTTCGCTGTTCAGGTCTCGACCTTCAGCAGCAGCCGCATCAAGCATGTTTTTCATTTCGTGAATTACTTCACCACGCTTCTGGAGCGCGTCTTGAGAACTTTTAAAAGACATGGTTATGTCTCCTTTATACAAGGTGATAAAAATAAAACGTTGGGTGGGGCGGCTGCCCCTAATACAAGCGCGGCTGCGCTATTTGGTTTTCAGAGCTAGCTTTCTGCTCTGCAAGGCAACCCGCCAAGCGGTGTTCGCTTCCGGGCTGTCAGGTATCTTTTCCTGGCTTGGTGCTGAGTTAATCCACGGACGGGATAGGTTGCTAATCGTAGCGCCACCTTCCTCTGTCTTACTGGCAAAGCCCATAGACTGCGCTTCCGTTGCAGTCATCCATGTTTCTTCTGCCATCATTCTGGCGATCTCTTCGCGATCAACATCACTGGCTTTACTAGCGTAAGCGTCAACAATGCTGTCTCTGATTTTATCCAGAGTCTCAGCGGTCTTTCGCATCTCGCCAGAATCGCCAACGGCCATTGTCCAAGGATCGTGAATCATCAGCATGGAAGCAGCGCCCATAATTACTTCGTCACCCGCCATCGCAATAACAGACGCGGCAGATGCAGCCAACCCATCAACGTGGACTGTGACAGAGCCATTATGCGCTCTAAGTAGGTTGTAAATGGCAAATCCGTCAAACACAGAACCGCCTGGGGAGTTAATTCGGACAGTGACATCTCCGTCCATGCCATCTAAAAGTTTCTTAACATCCGACGCGGTGACACTATCACCCCAGAAGCTCTCGCCAATGTCGCCGTAAATCATTAGTTCATTCATTGATAATTGCCTCTATATCGGCTTGAGTGTGTTTGATGGCCGCGCTTACAGCGTCAGATGGGTCCGTAAAGTCAGCCATTCGCGTTATACGGGCTTTTGGGTACGAACTGGCGTCAATACCAAGCCTCTCTCCAATGACCTGTGAGCGCCGTTCTAGGAAGCCTGGAAGCCATGCTGCGAATTCTTCAGGACTTCGCTTTGATTCTTTGACTAAGGCGCGGTTTTCAGCATCTGCTAAATCTTGCGTGTCTCTGGCATTAGTCATGTTTAAGGGAACAATGAAATCATCCAAACCCTGTTCAGGGTTCATGTTTTCTAGCTTCCTAACCTCGTTCCTGCTCATCCATCCGTTAGTGATAGCAGTGGCATAGGAGTCATAGCGCGACTTAGTATCGCCGCGCAATAGACCTTCTACAGTGTGCTGCACATACAAGCCGCTTCTGCGTTCGCTTTCACTCAGCAGGTCACGCGCCATAGACTGCTCAAGACGAACCAGCCACGGACGTATGGTATGGGTAACAAACTCAATAGACTGATGCTCAATGTTTGAGAACGTAGCGCGGTCAAGATCGCCTACCATATGCGGAGGCACGCGATACCAGCGACAAATATCAGTAACCTGCGCCTTCCTCTGCTCCAAAAACTGAGCATCAGTACTGTTCATACCGATTGGGCTTGCCTTCATGCCAGACTCAAGGATTAGCGGCTTATGCGCGTTCTTCCATCCTGCGTAATTCTCCGCCCACTGAGAGCGAAGATTCTCAATCTGATCCTCAGTCAAAGTGTGGTCAAACTCAAGCGTCATGCTGGTCTGTGAGCCGTTGGAAAACATGCGATTTGCACTTCTTTCCATTGCAACTGATAGACCAAGCGTCTCTCTAGCCAGTGCAATCGGTGATAACCCAGTTACACCGTCAGAACTTAGCCCAGCAACGCGCCATATTTGATTTTCGCCATACACGCCTTCGTTGTTTGGTTCTTCGTAATTGAACAGAAGTCGCTGATTATTACCCCGACTAACACGCATATAGCCAGGCTTTAGAGGTGATATAGACGCTACGCCACCACGATTTGACCTTGAGATATGGCAATAAGCGTTACCTCTAAGCCCCAGGCTGGTCATCATAAACTCGCGCATTTCCATCGCGGTCTGCTCGCCGTTAGCACTAACCCCAAGCAATGCCTCAAGGGGGTGTGTTTCAACGCGAATACGAGTCCCATTGCGCCTCTGGTAAACATGCACAGGCAGGCTTGCAACAGTCTCCGCGATTACCCGAACACATGCGTAAACAGTGCTTATGCTTAGTGCTGTGTTTGGGTCTACGTTGATTGATGACCCTGCTTCACCAAGCAAAGATGCCTGCCGAAAAAACTCGGGTTCTTGCAGCGTAGTTGATGCCTCTGGCTCTTTAGGCTGTAACCATTTGAATACTTTCACAGCGTTACAAACCCTCTTGTCTGATAAGCATGCCCTGCCTCAGTCTCATAAATCGACGCGCCACCAATCGCCATAGCAAGTGCAACCATCCCATCAATACGTCCAGTGGCCTTCTTTTTGTCTAGCTTTCGATTGCCAGCAGGGTCACTGCTTACGACTGCGTTAGCAGCGCACCACTTCAGAATAGGATTGTTTCCATGCCTCAACCGATTGTTTAAAAGTTCGTTTTCAAGCGATGCAAGGGCTGGTGACATGTCTTTGTAGCCCTGGCCGTGCGGCTCAAGGGGTAAATCCTCTGCGCCAACAAGCCCAAGCTGTGTTTTAAGTTCAGGTATTCCCCATCGGTCAAAGCGTATCTCTCTAACCCCGTATTCCTCGCAAAGCTCAACAAGTCGCCTAGCCACAAAGTCATAGCCAACTGTGTTTCCTGGGGTGAGCGTCAAATATCCTTGATCTGCCCATAGGTCATAAGGAACCCTGTCCGATATAGACCGATCAGAAACGCCGACAGCGGGAGCAAAAAACTCAGAATGAACAGACCAAGAACCATCCTCGCCCTTGCCAACCATCACCAGTGCAGTGAGATCAACCCTTCGAGACAGGTCAAGACCCATCACTGCACCCTTTAAGAAGTCCTCTGGTCTTGGCTTTTCGCTGTTCTGATTCCATACCGCCTGAGCAATAAATGGGGATTCTCGCGCTATGCGCTGATTTAGGATCAGATTCCTGTAACCAGCCTCCTGCGATGGCATACGCTTGGCATCGTTAGCCGTTCGCCTAACCTCTTTCGGATTTAAGAACGCACCGTAAGCTGGGTTGGCTTGCTTTATTGCCTTGTCAGAGAAAGGGTCTATATCCTCGTCGGCTGAATACAAAAACAGCTTTGTCTCTGGGTCATGTGACTGCGCTGCGTCATCAATCAGTACGCTCAACAAGTCACCATCGTTTGCGGCCTGCGTAGATATAACCACACTTAACGGTGACTCCTGCGCGCCTGCTGCGGTTTCTAGCGCGTCATATAGTGGGAATCTCGGCCCAACTACCTGCCCAAGCTCATCGTGAACCATAAAAACAGGTGACAATCCGTAAGCCGTTGTGCTTTCAGCGCTGAGCGCCCTGTACAGCGTCCCCCTGCCTTCGCAATACAACTGTTTAGCACTTTCCCTAACCGTGATAGCGGCATTTAATTCAGCAGATTGCCGTATTGTTTTAACCATGAGGTTAAAAAGAATGGCGGCTTGATCCCTAGACTGTGCCGCGCTGTAAAGTTGCGAGTTTGGCCGCGACATTGGCCCAACCAGGTGCAGCAAACATAAAAACGCAGACAGCGAGGTTTTGCCGTTCTTCCTGCCAAAAGAGATGATTGCCCTGCGTGTAGGGTCATCGTAGATGGCGCGGATAATCTTTTTTTGCCACGGCAGCAGTTTAACTGGCTGGCCGACAAGACGGCCCTCCGGGACTCTACAATGGGTTTCAATCCACCGTATAGCCCTCAAGCCCTTAGATGTTACTCGTCCCACAGCTTCGCAGCGGCGCTCTTAGCGCCCTTCCTAGCAGCCGTATGCGCCCGTTCTGGGTCAACCTGAGACTGCTGGGTAAGCCGCATAGATCGAGCCAATGCCATGATCTTAGATGACTCCCTTTCGCGCATTTTCTGTAGCTTCTCAAACCTCTCAGCCACGGAATCAGTAAAATTCATGTCGATCACGCGACTCATCTCAAAGTCAATCTTTGATGCTTGATAACAGTGCCTGACGTAAGAGCGAAGAAGCGGCAGAGTGTCAGCAGAGAACCAATCAGCAGGCTTTGTGTTTACTACCGCCTGCCATAATTCAGCCTCAAAAGCAGAAAGCTCGGAGGGGGGAGGTTGGCGCGGTATCGCTTCAACTGGCGATGCCTCGACAATGGCAAGACTTGACGCGCTCCTCCTCCCTCGTTGCTTCATCTAGCAAAACCTTTATTACAAAACATTATAAAAAAGTTAGTTTTTATGAAATTCTTGGGAATTAAAACAGATGCCCCCCCCAAACGGTCCCTGAGCGCTGTATGTCAGGTATTTAGCACCCCCCCCCGCCCTACGACCAGTAGGCGTTTGGGTTCAGCGGCACTCCATCGACGGAACAGGCCATG